CCGTACACGTTTTGACTTGAACTCACCAACTGCGATGATTCACACTCTCCGCAAAGAGGGTTACGCAATCTATCGTAACGTAACAGCTGATGGTGTTGCATTTAGGTTGGGCACTCCAACTAAGGCAATGATTGCCGCAGGGATTGTTTCAGTTCTTGGTGCAGATCAGGCATATCAGTCCTAATCTGTTTTTACAGAGGGGGGTCATTCCCCCTCTTTTTTTTATGGAGAAGTTATGAATGAAGTTTATATTATGTCTGCTACTAGATCACCAGTTGGTGCATTTGGAGGTTCGTTAAAAGATTTTGACCCAGTAGATTTAGGGGCGATTGTAGCAAAAGAAAGTATCAAAAGATCTAAAATCTCACCTGAAGAAATTGGTCATGCCGTTTTTGGTAATGTTATTCACACTGAACCAAGAGATATGTACGTTAGTAGAGTGATAGCTTTAAATTCTGGCTTGAATAAGGACTCATGCGCTTTAACTGTAAATCGTTTATGTGGATCAGGATTACAAGCTATTGTAAGTGCTTCTCAACTTATTTTGTTAGGAGATACTGAAATTGCTTTGGCAGGTGGTGTTGAAGTCATGTCAAGTGGAACGCATGTTGTTAAAGGTTTTCGCTGGGGAAATAGAATGGGAGATAGTAAAGTTTTTGATATGATGTTAGGAGCTTTACATGATCCATTTGGACATGGTCATATGGGTATAACAGCTGAAAATATATCAGAGAGATATCAAATTGATCGATCTAAACAAGATGAGTTTGCATTAACCAGTCAAAAACGTGCTAAAGAAGCAATTGAAAAAGGTTTGTTTAAAGAGCAAATCACTCCAATAGAAATTAAATCTAGAAAGGGAATTAATATTTTTGATACAGATGAACATCCTAAATATGATACAACAATCGAATCATTATCTAATTTAAAAACAGTTTTTAAAAATGACGGATCTGTAACTGCTGGAAATGCATCTGGTATCAATGATGGTGCGTCAGCCCTTGTGTTAGCTAATGAAAAACAAGCCAAGAAAGGCAAGCCATTGGCAAAAATAATTTCTTACGGTTTTGGAGGCGTGGAACCCGATGAAATGGGCCTAGGTCCAATTCCAGCATCTAAGATGGCTTTAAAAAAATCAGGACTATCTATTGAAGATTTAGATTTAGTCGAATCAAATGAGGCATTTGCTGCACAAGCATGTGCAGTTAATAAAGAGTTAGGTTTAGATGAAGAGATTGTAAACGTTAATGGTGGAGCTATTGCTTTAGGACACCCGGTAGGAGCAACAGGCTCAATTATAATGACAAAACTTGTCCACGAACTAAAAAGAAGAAATGGTAAATATGGCTTAGCTACAATGTGTATAGGAGGTGGACAAGGAATAGCTGTTATAATTGAAAATTGTTAAATTAACTTTTAGTTTTAATTAAAAAGTTTGCAATCCATGTCATTACAACTTTGTCATCTTGATTTGTAACAGTGTTTAAAGTTCTTACTGTACCTTTACTTGGATTTTTTGAGGATAATTTTTTAATAACTTTCTTAAAATCTTTTGAAAATTGTTTAATATTAGTCTTAGGAGAATTATTTTTAACAGCAGGATCTCAACATCTTTATAAACCACAATGGGATAAAGCTAAGTTGTGTGTAGATAAAGCTGATTATTTTAAAGACACAAAATCTCCAGTAACATTAAAAAACGGAGAAGAACTAATTGATTATCTTTGGGCTAAAGCAAAGCAGCTTTCAGAAAAAGATAAAGATCAACTGATTTTGAGTGGTGTGTAGTAATAGGAGTAGAAGCAACTCCAATTCATATTGCCTTTCGATATTATTTACACATCATTTTTCAAAGTGCGCGTTTAAAGGGTAATACTTAGTACCGCCTTTGTTAACCTAGCGGGTAACACTGGAGAAAGAGTGATCCACGGCGAGGACGCGTAATCAAATAGACCACAGACCCAGTTAACTTGACTGCTGTATCTCATAGATGTCTAGTTGATAAAAATATCCTCGCGCGTGTTTCAGATAAAGAAAGGTATAATGAAAACTTCCGCAAAATTTTTAACTCACGAACCTTGTCCAAGTTGTGGCAGCAAAGATAATCTTGCTCGTTATGACGATGGACATGCTTATTGTTTTGGCTGCCAACACTATGAGCACGCAACAGAAACTAATACACAACAAAATTCAAATATGAATAACTTTACAGACTTAGAATATAAACCAATAATTTCAAGAAAAATTAATTTAGATACATGCAAAAAATTTAATTATAGATTTGGAAAATACTTAAATGAATTAGTGCACATAGCTGACTATGGAAACAATACTTTTAAATTAAGATTTAAAGATAAAAGATTTGTATGGATTGGTGAGCCAAGATCTGTTGGTTTATTTGGTGAAGAACTTTGGAGAGATCATGGAAAAAGAATTACACTTGTTGAAGGTGAACTTGATTGTTTAAGTGTTAGTCAAGTTTATGGTAACAAATGGCCTGTTGTATCTTTAAAAAATGGAGCTCACTCAGCAGTTAAAGATGTAAGTAAATCTCTTGAGTGGCTCAGCAGCTTTGAAGAAATTGTAATATGTTTCGATCAAGATGAACCAGGTTTATTAGCAGCTAAACAAGTCGCAGAGTTATTTCAACCAGGTCAAGCAAAGATAACTAGATTACCAATGAAAGATGCAAATGAAATGCTTGTTGCTGGTAAAACAAAAGAATTATTAGATTGTTTATGGGACGCAAAAGTATTTAGACCAGATGGAATTATAGATGCTGCCGAATTATTAGATAAAGTAATTAACCAACCTAAAGTAGAATCAATTGAATATCCTTTTGAATCAATAAATACTAAAACAAAAGGTTTAAGAAAAGGAGAATTGTTAACTGTAACTGCAGGAACAGGAATAGGTAAAAGTCAATTTTGTCGTGAGCTAGCACATCACCTTATTAAGAATAATAAAAAAATTGGATATATAGCTTTAGAAGAAAGTGTACACAAATCAGCTGAAAGTTTATTAAGTATAGAATTAAATACTCCATTACATTTAACAACAGAAAAAATAGATAAAGAAAAATTAAGTAGTAGTTTTAAAGAATTGTTTAAAGATAATAATGTTTTATTTTATAATCACTTTGGTTCATTAGAACATGGGCATTTAATTTCTAAAATTAGATATTTAGCTAAAGCTTTAAAATGCGAATATATATTTTTAGATCATTTAAGTATTGTTATATCTGGAAATGAAGATGGTGGTAACGAGCGTAAGCAGCTTGATTATATAATGACAGCATTGCGTTCTTTAGTTTCAGAAACAGGTATTGGTTTAATAGTTGTATCTCATTTAAGAAGAATGTTTAATGATAAAGGACACGAAGAAGGTGCAGCAACATCATTAGGTCAATTGCGTGGTAGTCATGGTATTGCACAACTTTCAGATATTGTAATTGGTTTAGAAAGAAATCAACAGTCACCAAAAAATGGAAACATAACATCAGTCAGAGTTTTAAAAAACCGTTGGAGTGGAGAAACAGGATTATGTGCCAGATTAAATTTTGATCCAACAACTGGTCGATTATCTGAGCATGACGAACTATGATTATTCTTGTAGAGAATATTCCGGTTATATATTTGATTTATTAGCTGACGCTCTGGAAGAAGCAAACTTAACACACACTACACAATTTATACACGTACACAGAAAGGAAGACGCTGAACAACTTATAAAAATGTTAGACATAATCTCGTTCATGAGTTTATCGGCTTACATGATTGAAGTTGTTTATATGAGGATTAACTAATGCATTATATATTAGATTTAGAGTGTGATAACTTATTAGATAAAGTTACAAAAATTCATTGTATTGTAATGAAAGATATTAATACAAATGAAATATTTAACGACATTGATACTTGTTTAAAGAAAATTAAAAACGCTAAATTATTAATTGGACACAACTTAATAGCTTTTGATATTCCAGTTTTAAAAAAGATTTTAAATGTAGATATTGATTGTGAAGTTTACGATACACTAGTTGCTTGTCGTTTAATCTATGCGCATATTAGAGAAATAGATTTTAAAATGATGCACAGTGGTTTTCCAAAAAATCTTATTTCATCACAAAGTTTAAAAGCTTGGGGTTACAGACTTAAAATGCACAAAGGCGAAAAGCCAGTTGATTGGGCTGTTTATACACCTGAGATGTTAAAGTATTGTGAACAAGACGTACATGTAACACATACATTATATAATAAATTAATGACTAAAGAATATTCTGAAGAGTCAT